CTTTGAACCCAGCTGGATCTTTACTGGCTCTATTAGCCGTAAATCTTCCAATAAGAAGGCCCTCTTGCGGTTTTCGCGCGCATCACGCGCGTATCCTGCAGGGGACCCAAAAGCTGCACTCGAATCACTTGTAAATCACCATAGTGAAGTTACAAAAGTGATTAACTGCCCCGATGTTATACTACGTCGGGTCAGTCAGGTCGTATCAAAAATTACCGAGAAATGTCTCGACAAAATTGACGGACCTGGAGTGACTTTGTCTAATAGCGCAAGCGTAGAAAACTCGCGCCGACAAGGTGGTTCTGCCGCACACATCAGATCCATTCTTTGGAAGTATCAGCCCGAGGTTGCATGCTGCGACCCCGCCGATATTCATTCGGATTTCGAATCAGATGAGATTCTTGGTCCGGAAGAATTATACTTCAAATGGATTGATGGTGAACCGGCCGAGGTACGACGAGTCCTAAAATTCACGCATCTTGCTATGGCGAGATGTGAATTTGGGACAATGTCGGGAACTACTTTGCCGCAGCTTGCGGCTCGTAAGGTCCCTGACCATAAAGTCGTTGCAGTGCCTGATCGTGGCGGCTTTAAAGTCCGCGTTATCACGTCGGCGCCTGCATGTTTACAAGGCCTGGCTCACGTCGTTCGAAAAGAACTGTATCGGAAGGTTCTCGTCAAAACGCCCACTATGTGGGGCATTCGCGAGAATGGAGTTCCAAACTTTCTGCGCCAACTGGAAATTCCGGAAAGGCGCGAAAAGTCCCTAGGACCCTGGGTCGCTCTATCGAGTGATCTCACGGCCGCTACAGATCGTTTTCCGCACGACATCGTGGAAAGGATTAATGACGCTATGGAGGGCAATATGCCGTCCCATTGTAAGACGTCTGCAAACTGGGTGTCCTGGCGATCTTTGTCAGGTCCTCAGACTTTGTACTATCCAGAATCGATGAATCTAGATAGGAATCCAGTTTCCACCTCATGTGGGAATATGATGGGGACAGCGCCAAGTTGGTTTCATCTAAATTTAGTGAACCTTAGTGTCTTCCGTTGCGCTTGGTCTATATGGACCAATACACGCACTCGAAAGGCTCTACTTGCGCTGGATGGGGGAGAGAAGCTGCTTCGTGTCTTACCTACATTGGAGGTAAAGACGGAGAGTTTTGTTCAGGGCGCTTTAAAGATCTTAGATGATGATAGACTTAATGTCTTCACTCTACCGCGATATGTAAAGTTAAATAAACTTACATGTATCGTAGGGGATGATCTTTGCGCAGCTTGTCCTTACGCAGTTGCTGTTCTTTATGAAATATTCATTGAATCATGCAACGGTAAGTTATCGGCCGGGAAGCATTATTTGCAACCCTGGGTTGATAATGCCTTTATACTCGTAGCCGAAGATTTCGGGATAGTAAAAGGCGACAAGTTAGAATTGATTGGTGCGGAGCATCTCCGGGGAATTATATCCCCCGTAGACTACGCCCAAACGAGAATGGATAGGCGAGAACAGCCATGGGCCAATATCGGCTCACGTCTTTCTACAGCTTTATCTCATTGTCGTCCAAAATTATACCTACCTTTGTGCAGCATAGCTCACCAGGTTACGGCATCTATTAGGTCAATTCTCCTAAAGAGGGGTCTTCCAGTCTATCTGCCAACAATCGTCGGCGGATTAGGCTGGCCCCACCCGAAGGGACTTCGATATGCGGTTGACAGAATTTCTCTCAACACGCTTCGAGCCTATTCGGATCTTCGTGGTTTTCGAACGGATGTACTGCGTTTTTCAATCGAAATCGCACGTCTCCGCTCTTGCTGGATGTCAAGTGCAATCGCAAGTGACTATTCAGAACTCACGTTGATTTGCCGTAGTGCGCTATCTTCCTGGAAGGTTTCGCACGACGACAAGGGGGTTCTAGCACCACTCACTCGAGATGCACGGATCGGACTTCGACCATCGGACGAAAGTCTTCCATGTATCCCCTTGCAGAAAGTCATAGACCAATTCTGCATGCAAGGAGTAGTGGTTAGGTACCTTACTGACCTGGGCCAATTGGACCATGGTAGTGTTGAAGGGACCTATCGCTCGGTGACAAGGGCTGCTGCACTCTATAATAGAGCTTGCAACCGGCTTGCCCAGGAGCGACGAAGGAACAGACCATCTGTGCCACGTTCTGACTACGTGGACTTTATCGAGTCCGATACAGCATTGCTGAACTCTCTCTTCATCTTAATTGATGGGGAGTTAAAAGGCATGCTTCGGAATCTCGATCAGGGTTTTGACGTTCATCCCATGGATGAAGGTATTCCCTATTCTACAGTCCAGGCGGAGTAAACCGCATGCGACTAGTAGCTCGGGGGCAGAGGAAGAATTTTCTTCCCATGCGTCCC